ATCGGACGGGTCATGGAGTCTCCTACCGGCTAGACCGGCGGTCGGTGTGGCGCGAGTCAAGGCCGCGGTGAACCTGCTCCGAGGCTTCCCGCGCGATCTTTCTGGCGGCATCCGCCGGGATGCCCTGTTGGCGCAGCGTGTCCACGCCGGCGCGCTCGGTGTCCTGCCGCGACTGGTGATCGGCGCTGGTCTTGCTCACTCGCCACCATCCGCGATGATGTTCGACTTCTTGGGAGGCGCCGAGCGTTTCGTCGGCGTCGGGCGGAGGGTTTGCAACTCCGCCTCCACCGCCGCCAGGTCCGCCTCTGCACGATCAAGCTCAGGTTGCCGGGAGGGTTGCGCGCGCACGGCGTCTCGTAGGTCGCCGATCGCCTGACTCATCTTCGCGCTCATCGACTCCAGGACATACACCGGTGGCCTGGGAATCTTGCCTGAGTCCATCAGTCCGCGAAGCCAGTCCGCGTACCCCTCCAGGTCGGACGACACGTGATCCGATCCCGGATGCTCCTGTTCCCACCGCAGGAGCCAAGTGCCAGGGATCGCCTCCCGAACGTACGAGGTATCCGGCCCGTCCACGTCCTCCGGGATGACAGTCCAGCCGCGCTCCGTCCAGTCGGCGATGGCCTCCCGAGCAAGGTACCGTCCGTCCTGCCGCTGCCGGATGAGGTGTACGGAGTGACGGAGATGCACGTGTGCTGCCTGGGGCACCACGCGCCCCGCGAGCACGGTCCACCTCTTCGGGTGGACGCGAAGCAGCCGCGGTGCCCGCGGCTCGAGTTGCGGACGTGCCGCCAGAGCCTCTCCGTCGCCCACGAGTAGAGGGCGCCGAGGCGGAGGCGTTGCAGCCTCCTGATAGATCGACTTTGCCACACTGCCTCCATCGGGTAGCTGAGGGCCCGAAAGCGGACCCCCGGAGAGACCCCGGAGAGGCAGCTACCCGCGCCTCTCCGGGGGCCCGCCGAAGGTCAGGCGTCGGTGATGATGGAGACGCCGGCCGCGTCGATCCCCTCGCTCACGCCGAGGTACGCGTGAGTGACATAGGCGGTCAGACCGGACTTAGCGGTGCGATCCCGCTCGAAGAGGACCTTCCCACCGATGATGAGCTGCGAGCTGTCATTCTCGCCCGGGATCGTGCTGTCCGCCCAGACCACAGCGCCGCGGCCGAACATACCGCCGGCACGGTCGGCGCCGGCGTTCGCGGTCGGAACGAAGGTGGTGCTGAACAGATCAACCGACGCCCAACGGCCGCGGTACCCGTTGCCGAGCAAGTTGATCTGCTCGGCGGTCGCCGGGAGCCACTGCACCGCGCCGCCAGTCACCGCCGCAAGTGCGGCCCGAAGGTCGCCCATCTGCTGGGGATGCAGGATCGCCATGTAGGGACCCGGCACATTCGCGACCTCGAGGGTCTGAATGGCGGCCAGGAAGTTGGCGACGGAGAGGTCCGAGCCAGACGTTCCGACGGTCGCCGAGAACCCGTCAGTGACATTCGCGACCAAGCTGACCACGGTGGAGGCGGTTGCCTGGACAGCGTCGGCGGCGAACGCCTGGGGGGAGAGGAGACCCTGATCCGACAGTCGGACGAGGTCAGAAGCCTCGTAGGACTTGCTGTGACGGCCGATCGTGATGGTGGTGGACCCATCGGACAGGGCGGTATTCGTGACCGCCGACCCGTCCGCCACGGCCGACAGGATGTCATACCCGGCGAGCCCGACGTGCGGGACCTTCAGGACGACACTGCCCCTTCCCTGCGCGTCGCCGGCGTACAGGAGCGCCGGATGGGCGGGAAGCGACTCACGCGCCGCGAGGAGGAGGAGGTACTCGGCAGAGAGCGCCTCGGCGGTGCGGAGGTCCGCGACGCCGGCGTAGAGGATTTCGTTCGCCACGTGTGGGCTCAGGGTCCCGAGGGCGCACCGTATCGTGGTGGGGACGGGCGGGACGCGACCTTAGCTTACACCATTCCGCACGCTGGCGCGAATCGCCGGGAGGGCGTCACGCAGTCGCGTATAGTCCCCGGTCCGGACGGCCTCCTGGGTCATTTCGCGAATCTGCGCGGCGTCTAGCCGGCCCTGGCCAGCGGCCGGCGCTGTCGCGGCCGGTCGCTGCGCCGTCGCGGGCGGCCCGCTGGAGGCCGAGGGCGTCGGAGCGGAGGGCGAGGGCGCCGGCGTGAAATAGGGCTGCAGCGCCCGAGGCGCGCTCGCCGGCGTCTCGCGCACAGACCGTAGCCACTCCGCCAGTGGCGGCCGCCCGGCCTCCGGCAACCGAGCGTGAAGGTGGCGCGCGACCTCGATCGCCTCCGGGTCCGTGACCCCAAGCTGATAGACCGCTCGCTCCTGCTCCCAGGCCGCCACCGCCGACGTGTGGGTAGCGCGGAGGGTCTCGAGCTCAGAGGCCAGAGTCGCCGCCGCGTCGGCGCGCTTCCCCAGGCTCGCCACCTCGGCCTCGAGCTCTGCCACTCGGGCTTGCGCGGCTCGCTTCAGGCCGCTTTCCTCGCGCAGGCGCGCGGAGGGAACCATGGCCTCATTCTCGTCGGTCATTCTCTGCCTCCTGTTCTTCAGCCCACTCTCTCACGATGCGGCGCGCCCATCGACGGCCGGGGTCTCCTCCCCATAGGAGCCAGGCCTGATATCCCTTGGAGTCAACCCCCCACCCCTCTCCCTGCTTATCGACCTCGTGTCTATCGAAATAGCTGACCATCCGCCGGATGACCTCGATCGACACTCGGCGCCGATTCGCCAGGTCACGCGCGCGAGCGAGACCGACGGCAGTTCCGCCGCGGTTGCTCGGCGGCTGTCGCTCCCGGAGCTCCAGTCCTCTCCGAGCGGCCTCGGCGACATCACTGGGTGGACGCCAGTAAGGCACCGGTCCCTCCGCGGAGGATCGCCATAGCGGCGGGCACGTCCCCATCTTCGAGCGCGTCAAGCGCCATGGTCGCCTGCTCGTTCTGTAGCACCATTCCCTCGGCGCCCTCCAGCATGGCGGAGGCCTCCTCGGCGGACAGCCCATAGGACCGACGCAGGATAGCGATCGCACCGGCCGCCGGGAGCTCGCCCTTGGTGACGGCCGATACCACTCCTACGAGCGCTTGCGTCTGGGCCCCGGCCAGGGTGACATCGGCGGCGCCGCCCTCCTTAGCGCGCATCGCCGCCATCGCGTCTAGCTGCGACTGCGCCTCGGCCTCGGTCTCTCCCAGCGCCAGGGACCGGAACTTCGCGAGCCCGATGACACCCGCTCGGTATAGCTCCATCGCCTCCTCGCGTTTCGCTCGCCGCTCTTCGATCGACGGCGGGAGCGCCACGTGCTCGACCTCCCACCCAGTCTCCGCGACGACAGCGGCGCCCAGGGCGGCATTGACGAGAGCGGCGGTGATCGACAGCGTCTCTGCATCCGAGGGAGCAAACACCGGCGCATAGCGCCGTTGCGCGCGGATGCGGCCCTCCTGGGAGATGGCGAGCGCATACCCGGACCGAGGATCACCCGAGGTCCGTTGCAGGTCCGAGGGGTCCATTCCAGCGTAGGCGGTGAATCTGGCCTCGTACATCCCGATCGCCTCGGCAACTGCCTTAGGGTCGGACGCGGACCCCCACTGACCGGCGCTCGGCTGGCCCTCGAAGCCCGGGTCCTGGAGGACCTCGAGGATGGTAGCCGGGTCCGCCACGATGCGCCGGACGTTGCCCTCGGCTCGCTCGGACGCGATGGCGCCACCGATGAGGTACCGCTGAGGCCAGCTTGCGGCGCGGACGAGATGCCCGAAGAACGTCCACAAAACGCCGACGTTCAGGTTCCCCTCGACCAGTTCTCTCCGATAGTACGGGTCGAGGAGATAGCCCGTGACGGCCGCATGATAGCAGACGTACGGAAGCAGGGCCGACCCATCCAACCGCCGAGCCGGATAGGCCTCTCCGACCAGACCACCCGGCGGAAGACCATAGGTCGCGGACACGTCCGTTTCCGCGTCCGCCGCGAGGATGCGGTACACCGGCTCGCCGCGCAGGTCCCAGTCATCCCACGTCCAGACGTTGCGCGCTCCGCCGAGCTCGGCCCGCTGGACGGCCTGACGAACCCGGATCGGCCGAGACGGCCGGACGGGGTCCGCCTCGAGCAGGACGAGGTCTGCATAGGCTGGGGTGAAAACAATCTCCGGGCGACCGTCCGGCGTGATCGAGACCTGTACACGTAGGAGCAACTCCCGTTGCGCCAGCGTCATTGCCTGGTTCCGGGCCATCTGTGGCCACAGTTGCGCTTCGGCAACCCACCGGGACATCGCCTCCACTGACGTCGGGTCAGGGTTTCGGATGAGCGGAGTCAGGTCATAGAGCGCCGCGCTGCCCGTACATGTCGCCTCGAAGGGATTAGCCGACATGTCAGGCTCGCCGATCGCTTCGGCGCGGACATTGCCGAGGTTTCGCCGCATCCGTGCGGCGAGGTCGTCCCGCCAAGTCCCGGACATCATGCGACGCCGAAGCCGCGCATGAGTGATCCGCGAGGCTTCGGCCGGGTCGGCCGGGAGGGGTGGGTCGGACAGCATAGACTCCTCCGTCGGCTATCCTAGCACGTCACCACGTGGCGACCGCCGGGCCACGTCGCAAGCCAGCGTAAATATACCGATCGAGCCCATACACCAAAGCATCCAGAGGGTCCTTCCAGTCATTGTCCTTCCATGGGCTGTACTTCGGAATCGCCTCGAGGAGTCGGGTGCATCGCGGATGGATCGCTACATTCCCGCGCGCCATCTGCGCGTGCAGCCAGCGCGACCGAGTACCGAGACTGCCCGCCCCACGGCCGGCCCCACGTTTCGCGACTCGCACGGGCGGATCGAGTAGCTTCCAGTTCCCCAGGCCCAGCTCGGCCGCGATAGCTTTCTGCAGTTCCTGCGCCGACTTTTTATCGGGTCGGCCGGCCTTGTGGACGCGGTCCGCGCTCGCCGAGTGGACCTCGGACCAGCTAGTCCTCGACCGCGCGAGCATCGCCAGCAACCCGCGCGCGTCGTCCTCGGGCGTCTCGTGGCCGGTCTCGCCGACATACTCGGATAGCACGTACACGTAGGGATACCCGCCGGCGCCGGCGCCATCTGCGACCCGGATATCCAGGATGATCTGTTTCCCGGGCGCGTCGCCGAAGTCGATCCCGATCTCCACCTCGTACTGGAGGTCCGGCGGCGTCTCGAGGATCATCCGGTCTGGCCTCCAGACCTTCGCGAGATAGGCGCCCTCCTGCCGGAACTCCCACTCCCCGTGAATGACGACGGGGACCTCCTGGTCGGAGGTCTCGGCGATGAGCCGACCGATCCATGCCGCATCACACGGAGTCCCGTCCTCGAGTGTCATTCGCCGGCCGGCTAGTGGCCCAGCCGCGAACACGAGATGCTCCGGAGACAGCACGTAGTGGAGGTCCTGGATCAGACCATCCTCCACTCGCTTGCGGAGCCAGTCCACCGGACGATTGACCGGTGTCAAAGTCAGGGAGATATCCCCATTTGTACGGAGTACGCGCTTCTGCACCTCGTTGAACACTCGCTCGGATTCGGGCGGCTCGTCAATCCATGCGTGGTGCAGCTTCTCCGAGGCCAGATTCAAAACATCGCCGCCACCCCAGCGGAACTCGATCCACGATCCATTGCGGAACATGATCTTCGGATACTTGCCCTCGAATGCTCCCTTCCGGTAGTCATACCTCGGACTGTCGCTGGCGAGCTCCTCCTTCGGGACGAGCTCCCATAGCTTGCGTTGACAAATCCCGCTGGATCTCTCCGTCGGTGAAAGGACCCACTGAGACGTAGGCGCCGGCGGCACGTATCGGTAGGGATGCCTTCCGAGCGCACGCCAGATAGCATCCGCTGCTCCGACCGTGGTTTTGCCCTGCCCTTGGTTTCCGGCGCGGAGGTCTTTCCGCTTCGACTCGCTGGCCAGATAGGCGACCTGCGCGGGTAGCCACGACATCGCGCCCAGCGGGTCGGCGGCCCGGCGCCGAGCTAGCTCCCGCTCGAGCATCAACAGGCGCTCGAGCTCGGCGCGGTGCAGGTCGGCCACCGTCACGGCTAGTGCGGCTCGTGCAGCCCGCGGCCGGCTTGCAGTCTGGCGATCTCCGCCTCGATCTCCTCCAACGGCAGCGCCTCCCGCGCGGCCGTCGAGGCCGCATCCACGGCCGCTGACCGAGCGGTCAGGATGTCCGACTCCAGCTTGATCGCCTGATTCGCTGCGATCATGGAGCCAGCCGCAACGGAGGCGATCCGGACGGCCGCGACCTGCTCGAGGAGCTCGTCGTAGTACTGCTCCGTCGTGCGCGAGGACCGCCGGCGCCGCTGCGCGCGCTGGACCTCCTCCAGCTCGGACCGCTCCTGCGCTACGCGGTGCGCCTCTTTCGTCGCGGCCACGGCCGCGCCGAAGGAGCCCGAGGCTCGCGCCTGTTCCGCGAGCTCCTCGTACTCCGCCTGACGTTGACGAAGATAGGCAATCTGGCTTGATTTCTTCATTCTGACCGTCCAGTCAGTATAGAATTTGAAAACGGAGCGCGCCCGGGAGGCGACAAGTAGAGG